CGTAAGCCCAACCGTGGGACTTACCGTGCCGGTGCCAGTACCTGTACCGGTAGTTGTGAGGGTGACGGTGACGGGGCGGGTGGCGCTTGTGGTGAGCGTCCCCGCAGCGGCAAGTCCGACTGTTGTCGAAACAGTCGCACCGGTCGAAAGACCCGTCGAGCCTGTGGCTGTTTCTGCCACCGAAACAGTCAGTGCGCTACCGGTGGTGAGTGTTCCGGCGGCCGTGAGGCCAACCGACACGGCAAGAGCGGCGCCGGTCGACAGTCCGGCAGCACCCGCAACAGAAATGGTCGCTGTGGACGTGACGGTGGCGCCGGTTGACCGTCCCGTAGCGCCAGCAGCCGTAACAGTCGCCGAAGGGCTAACGGTTACCGCAGCACTGCCAGCACCTGCTGTAGCGATCGTGACAGTCGGGCTAGAAGTCGCACCTGTAGCGAGACCGGTAGCACCAGCAGCTGTGACGGTTGCGGTAACCGGCCTCGAAGCACCCGTCGTCAGGGCGCCGGCCGCCGTAAGACCAACTGCGACTGCGACAGCCGCAGTGCCAGTACCGCCGCCTGCTGCGGTCAGCGTGACCGTTTCTGCGACGGCTGCTGTTGTGCTGAGACCGCTCGATGGTGGTGCGGCTACGACCCGTAGCGGCCGTAACGGGAACGCCCTGCCTAGCCGTGCCATTAGAAGTGTGCCGATCTCATCGCAGCAGTGAAACTGGGCTGCATGATCTTCGGGGTACGGGCGCCGCGGTAGGCGATCGTGACGCCTGCGTAGGAGTGGGAGTCTTGAGAAAAGTTCCCGGCCGCAACTGCCCCTGCGGTGGCAATCGTCTGCTGCGCAACAAGAATCGCCGCACCGGTAGAAGTACCGGCTGTCGTAACTTTCGCCGCGATTTGGGTGTACGGAGAACTGACCGTCAATGTCGTGCCACAGGCACCGTTCGACATCAACCCCGTCAACACCAGCGTGTTGTTGGAAACGGTTGTGATGGCAGGGGTTGTCGGTGACACGGTGGACGTGGCTGTTTTCGTCTGCGGGGTCGTATCGAGCGGGGTTACCGAATCGATGCCGTAAATCTCGTCAGCCCACGCCACCGCACCACTGACGGTGACAGCAGCCGAAAAATGAACGGTGATCGTGTCCGACGTACTCAACGATGTTGCGGACTGGCAGCGCCAAACCCCGTCAGGGCTGCTGGCGAGCGACACGTCCTGCGCGTAAGTGTTGGATTGGGTGTCGGTAACGGAAGTGACTGTGACAGTGGTGGCGTTCGGCGCGTTGACCCACACCACAATGCTGTTACCGGTTTTGGTTGTCACACCTGAAGGGACAACTGCCGTTGTTGCCGATCCTGCTGCGACAACCCCACCAACATGCTGGGCGACAATGGCGGCAGCCATCGGCGGTTACTGCTTCCAGGTGATTGTCGCCGTCGCGTTCACCGAAGCTCCCGGATTCACCACCAGCGCGATCCACGACGAAGACGGACACACCGGCTCTTGGTCCAGTGGGAACGGCCAAAGCAGTCCACCAGTCGGCGGAATCCGCCATGCTTTGTACACCGACGTCAACACTGGTTCGGTTGTTGCCCACGGGCCTTTCAGCGCCGTGCAAGTCGTCGCCGGGGTGTTCGGGTCGAGCGGGTTCGGACCCCAGTTGGTCGTCAAAGCAACCCCACCCGTGCCGGCTGAAGCTTGCCGTTCCAACGTGACGAGAACGGGAGTCGCCGAAGCGTTCACCCCGTCGAAAGTGATGTCGATAGCGACAATGGAAATGTTGATGGCTGCCGGGACAGCGATCTGCAACACCGTCTTGCGGGCAGCGGTGAGCCCCACCGCATCAGCCGAAGCGGAGTACAGATAGTCAGCCATGACTCAGGCGGCGATCGGGCTCAGCGACACCGACAAGCTCGTCAGGGTGAATGTGTTACCGGAAGCCCACGCTTGCGAAGCGGTCAGTGCAGCCGACAGAATGAAGTTGCCGGCGGTCGACGCGTCCCACATTGAAATGTGCGTCAACGTCTCCGACGTACCGCCGTTCGTCCACGACGGGTTTGTGCCAGTCAAAGCGATCGCGTTACCGGACGGGGCAGCGAAAGACACGGTGACACGAGTCGCGGACCCGACAGCGGCAGCAGTGGCACCAGCAGCGCCAGGGTCGGCAGTGTGGAGCTTGATGAACGTTCCCGCGAGACCGGTTGCGCTGGTCCCCCGGATCACGTTCAGCCACGGGGTCGCAAGGTTGCCCGAGGAGATGCCGACCGTCATGGCTGGTGCCTTTCATTGAATGCTTGGGCTTCTTCTTCGGTGAGGACCACCGTCGTTTCGATCGGCTCCGACGGGATCAGATTGCCGTCAGCGTCACGGACCTCGCCGGATGCGACGATCCGCAACTCATACAGCTGGCCATCACCCATTTGCCGGACATCCTTTTGGCTCTGGAACATCACCGTCGAAAGGTGGACAATTCGCCGATGCGTCTCGTTTGCTTGTGCGGCCATGAGCCCACCGCGCACCGTCATTACCGATCCGGCAGCGACTGTTCTGAATGCGCCTGCCGAAAACTGCGACGCCTCAGGCTGAGGCGAACTAAGACCGTTCCTCAATCTGCGACTGGGATGCAGCCTGAGCTACCGGCTCCGCTTCGTCAGCAGGAACCGACTCATCATGAGAGACTGCATCAGTCGTCACCGGCTCCGCAGACCCCAAAGAAGTGACAGTGACGTCGACCTTGCCGCCCTTTTCGGACGTGGCGACGACCGGCTGATAGGCGATCGGGTAGATCGTGACCGACCCGTCCTGCCCGAGAGGGCTACCGCCAACAGTGACTTCACTGTTCCCGGTGTTCTTGACCTGAACTGAGTAGCAAAGCCCCTCGGCGATTGTGGTCGGCTCGCCTGCGGGGACGGAAACGCTGCCCATGTGAACCCTTTCGGTGAAAGGTGCGGGTGGTGGCTTTCCGCCTGGTGACCACCACCCGCACGATCAGTCAGCTACCTGCGGCGTGGGTGTAGGCAACGAACGCGTTCTTGTCACCCATCACGAAACCGAAGTACGCCTCGACGAGCAGCAGCACCAAGTTCTCCTGATACGCGCTGTGCCAGGCAGTGCCGTCGAAATACGACGCCTCCGTGGAGAGCTTGATGCTGATGTCCATGCCCTGACCCCATGCGGCCTGAGACCAGTCGCCGCCGATAGCCCGAAGACCGGAGTCGAGGTTCGGCGACTGCGCCACAGTGACGGACGGGTTCGTACCACCGGTCAGCGCGTTCGTGCCGACCGAAATCGGTGCGGCAGCCTGAGCGAACGTCACCGTGTACGGACCAGAGCCCGAAACGGTCGCACCAGCCGCGGCAGCAGTCGGAAGCGCCTGAATCGCCGTCTGCACAGCCGAACCGGCAGCGTTGAAGGCGATTGAAGCAGTCGTTGAACCACCGATGACGAGAGTGAACGAACCGCCCGTCGGGGTGCCGTTGACCGTGACGGTCTGAACGGCGTCACCCTGCCGGTAGTACTTACCGGACACGCCCGGGTTGAAGAACGCCGGATAGCCGATCAGGTTGCCGTAGTTGAAGTTGCTTCCCGGCAGAAGCGCCGCGGTGTCCGTGCCGACGAGCAGCGGCCGACCGTTGGCGTCCACCGACAGCTTCAGTTCAGGCTTCAAGCGAGGGTCCGCAGCAAACCCCGTGAACTCGTAAGGAATCGCGTTGTTGACGACCTGCTGCTCACCCTTGACCAGATCGACGTACACGCCACCGTTAGCGGCGGAAGTGGAGCCGATGGTCTGCGTGTACGGCGTCTGCGCGAGATAGTCCGGGAACGGACCTGCACCACCGGTCTTGAGGTCCAGACCGTGAATCGCCGCGTAGTCGAACGCACGGCCGATCGCACGAGGAAGGTCCTGCACCAGCTGGTCGTACAGGCCGGCCGCGTTGGTCATCGCGATTTCCTGCGACACCGGGACGAGCAGGGCGACCTTTTTGCCTTGCATCTGCTTGACGCCCATGCCGGCCGAACCGACGGCCTTCACGCCACCTTCAGACACCCACCCAGCGGTAGGGATGTCCATAGGGACGGGCACGAGAGTGGTTGCGTTGACAGCCATCGGCACCTTGCGGGCCAGCTGCTGAACGGCAGAACCTTCCTCGGTCTTGTGGAAGATCGGTTCGGTGATGATCGGGGGGAGCAGGGTGGGAGTGACTGCGGAAAGCAGCACCGGGTTTGAGGCCACGGGTTAGCCTTTCTGGATCGGGCAAACCCGACGGGTTGCCTCAAGTTGTTAGGACTTGCCGCCGAGAAGATCGGCGAATGCCTGCCGCGGATCGGCCTTGGCAGCGGTGCCGCGATGGCCCTGATCGACGGAGCCACGAGGACGGGATGCAGGCGCTACGAAATCGCGGAGGATTTCGTCGGCGTCGGTTTCCAGCTCTTCACGGGAGGAGCCGACGAGCCGTTTCGCTTGCGCGGGAGTCAGACCTTTGTCGAACGCGACTTGGAGCCGCAACGCGGTCGACTCGTGCCCTGCGGCGACCTTCTCGGCCTCAGCAGCGCGCTCCTGAGCCTTCTCAAGCTCAGACTTGTCGCGGTCTTCGATTTCCTTGAGCTTCAACCGGAGCGTTTCGGCTTCCTTGTTGGCTTTGCGGAGTGCCGCCTTAACTTCAGCGGGGATTCCGTCGCCCTGCTTGAGTTCCGGCTTCTCGGTTGTGCTCTCGGCACCCTCAACGGCGCCCTCGGTCGTGCCTTCTTCTTCTGCCATCACGGCATCCCTTGAACAACCCAACCCTCACGGTCGGGACAACTAGGCGACAGGCGCAGGAGGCGCCTTGTCGGCTGCCTTCGACGGCTGCGGGGCACCGTCAGGACCCACCGGAACAACCGGGGTAGCCGCAGCAACCTCAGCCGCAAGTTCTTCGTTTGTCGTCACACCAGGACCGGGTGCGCGGGCTTCGACGATTGCTTCGACCTTCGCCGCTTCCGGCAGACCAACCGCAGACAGCGCAGCCGCGCGGGAAAACCCGGTCTTCTCCACCAGATCGTCGGCAGCTTTCATCAACACCAACGCCTCAGCAACCGCGTCTTCCTGCCGGATACGCAACGTCCGCGCAACCTCAGTGGGAGTGCGACCAAGGTCCTCGAGGGTTTGCCGCAGCGGAACACCCATCGAGTCCAACTTCAGCGCAGCGTCGGCAAGCTGGGCCGGGGAACGAGTTTCCGGATCACGCCAGATCGTTTCCATCGCCAGTGCATCAGCAGGAACCGTCTTGTCCCGCACCAGTAGTGCGAGGCGCATGACCCGTTCCCACCCGCCGCCGAACACCCGCTGCTTCCGCATCACCCGTTGAACAAGGGACGCTTCAGCAGAGCGGATCGCATCAGCAGAGGCAGGGTTCGCCTGCGACATCAACCCCACGTAATGCGGGGGAAGTCCTGCGATCGCCGCCAACTGTGCGGCGAGCATTTCGATGCCTTTGACAAAGTTGTCCAACGCCGCTTCGGTGAACTGCCCAAACCTCACATCAGACGAGTCCGACGCCCACACGGAGCCGGCTTGGGCTTTCGTCCACTTCTGCATCAACGTTTCGCGGGCACGCTCCTCAGAGCCTTCCCCGTCACCCATGTCAATGCCTGTAGCCCAACGGCGGGGCATGGCGTGATACTCCGCAGACACCATCATGTCCGTGGCGAGCTTGTTGATCGCATCGACCAAAGGGATGACGTCGGTTAGTTCAGACTCGCCATACGGATGGGTAAGACGAGGGCGGTTGAGGAACGGAACGACCGGAACGACACCCAAATCATGCGGGATCGGGTTTTCCCTAAGCGTCCAGTCCATCGGACCCGCTACCGGGGACGACATGGGCGCCTCATACCGATACACCACATCGTCCAGGTACAGGTTGGCGTAGGCCATGTCGTCTTCGGCCCAATGCTTCGCCGCCGCCGTGACCTCAGTCGTCCCAGGCTTGAACTCGACCGTCATCTGCTCGGCAGACTCAATCGAAATCCGGGGAATCGACGGCTCAGACTGCGAAACCGGGTCGGCGGGGTCAGCCCAGACGATCGCGAACGACCGGCCGTGGATCAGCGCATCGGTATGGGCCATCTGCGACGACTCGTCGAGGTCGTTTGCCTGCCAAATCCGCCACAGGTCATCGTTCGCCGGCTGACTCGGCCCAATTCGGAACCCGTCAACATCTAACCGCTCTTCAAGGCTGTTGACGACGAGCCGCGGCCAGTTCACGACAAGGTTCCGCAAGCGTCCCCGGACAGCTCTCGCGACTTCGGGGGCGAGGAACGAGATCGCCTGCGACCCCGTGTAGTACCGGTTCAGGTTCTGCAACAGCAGCGAATCGGACGAGATACGGGCCAGAAGACGGTTCAGCTGTCCTGGGTTCGATGAGATGGCAGGGACTACCGCTAGGGACGTCACAAACGCCCCCTTCAGAACGCTACGAACCGGCTCCCGCCGGACTTCCTACGAGTTGCCCAATGCGCGAGCGTCACAGCCACCAACGGTGAAATATCCGTCTGCGCGTTACGGCGATCCCACACCCACGACTCGCCAGAGCGTTTCTTTTGCGCCGCGGACACCGAAACCTCAAGCGCAGGCTGGCCGTTGTGCCGTAAATCCCGCCGATCGGTCACCGAATCGTAAAATCCGCCGCACGCCTGCGCGTAATCCTGCGGATTCACCCGCAAGACTTCAATTTTCAGCGCTTCAAGCTCAGAAATCAGCGACCCGGCGGGCGATGACGGCTGAATGACGACTTTCACCTTGCGGCGAGACGCCAAATCTTTGAAAAAGTTGACAATCCACCCCGTTTGGCGCTGGTAGGCGCCGTATTCGACGTGAACCAAGCCTTTAGAGTTCTTCCCGGCCACCGCAACGCACGCCCACTGCCTGTCTTCGGCGACCTCGAGCGCATAAACCGGTGTCCCGACGATTTCAGAGCCGTATTCGAGGCAGCCAGCCCACTGTTCGGGTGAAAGTGCCCGGCCTTCGTCGGGATCTTCGTCCCACCAGCCCAGCCGTTCACGGGCAAACTCGGCGGGAGGCATCGCCCGCCGCTCAGCACGGACGTATTCGACAGTGATCCGTCGACCCAAAGCCGGATTCGCCCGATACCAACGATCTTCGTCGTCCAGCAGACACCCTCTGCGGGTGATCGCATGGTCACAAGCGGGCTCTTGGCACTCCCCGTCGAGGTCGTCGGTGTATTCGATGTAAATCAGCGACGGATCACCGCGTCGACCGCGGTCCCGGATGGACCGGAGCACTGCCGACGACACATGCCCCGCAGACGAGCCGTACAACGCCTGCGGATTAGGCCGAGCGGACATGGTAGGGAACAGCGAACCGATGTGGGACGCCTCGAGCGCGAACCCCTCATCCAAAACCATCTTGTCGCCCGACAGACCACGAGAGCCGGTTTTCGTGCGGGCCTTGAACTTCACCCGCTGCCCGGTGTTCAACTCGATCGACTTGTCAGCCGCACCGTAGTGAACGGCTTTCAACCGGCGACGCAAGGGAGCGCAGCCGTCGATCAGCTCCGCTAGTTCCCGGTGAGCTTCCTGCGCCGTGTCGAACTCGTGCGCCGACCAGGTAACAAGCCGATCCTCGGTGACATACAGCCAGCCAAGTGCGCACATTTTGAACAGCGCGGTTTTGATGTTCTGCCGGCAGGCAACAACCGCGCCCTCGAGCGCCGCCACCTTCCCGCCAGGATGGAACGCGAAGATTGCGTTCAGCGCCTGCTCTTGATCGGCGTCCGGTTCGTAGTTCGCCGCTGCGCAAATATCAGCCACTTCCGGGCCGAACGTTTCGAGCGACTCCAAACCATCAGGTACCGAGTAGAACGCCGGCCTAACCAGTGAGCTTGCGGTCACGGCGCGCCCGTACCTCATCCAAGAAGTCCAGCTCCTGCGCCTCAGCACCAGCCAGCGCGGCGTCCATCGTCTTCTCGAGCTGCGCCACCAGGGCCGCGAACCCCATCACCGCAGACGACTCATCCACGCGTTGCGCCAGCCGGATCGCCGCCTGACCGCGAAACGAGTCCACACGGCCAGCAGCCTCAAGCTCCCGTCGAACCGAAGCGACCGTGGACTCACCCTCCGAAACGTCCAGAACGGCCACCACAGGCCGTTTCCGGGCCCGATGAGCAGCCTTGCGGCAAGTCTCCGAACAGAACTTGATCTGACGTATTGACGGCGGCAACGGACCGGAGCATTCTTCGCACAGACGGGCCATCGTCACCCTCCGTGCAAAGTTACCGGTCGGTACGAGTCTCAGGGGCGCTTCTGGCGGCCATTCCGAGACGAAATCGCCTACGCAGCGTCACCAGACACCCGTCACTTATTCGATTCAGTGAGTGGATTTGTGCGACTGGCGGGTCACGGTGGGTGTGCGTTTTGGGGTCCCTCCCCACCGTTTCCGCAGGTCAGAGGCTTGTCGGTTTCAGGTTCGCGACACGCCGAGGGTTAGACCCTCGACCCACTGACCAGGACCATGACTAGGCCGATGGCTCCGAGTACGGCGAGGATGATGCCGATGACGTGGAGGATTCCTACGGTGAGCAGCAGGAGAAGCACGCCGATGATGAGCAGAACGATGGCTGCACCTAGTGTCATGACCTCACCAGACGTTGCTTCGACGGAGGGGGCGCGCCTGAATCCTGCGTGCTTTGCGTGCTGCGGCTTTGATGTTGCATGCCCTGTGCGATAGGCCCAGGTAGTGCGTACCTGCGTCGTTGTGGGAAAGGTGTAGGTCCATCCACGGCAGGATCACCCGTGAGCGGTAGACACATACGGGTTCTGCGCAGAGTCCCTGGCCGGCTGCTTTCAGCTGGGCCATCAGCGTGGCTCTAGTGCGGCGGTGCTCGACGGTGCGGTACTTCGCTGCCGTGGGCTTCGTCTGCCAGGGCATCAGTGACGCTCGATGATCGCTTCAATGGCGAAGCCAGCCACGATGCAGAGAACGAAGCCGAATAGGAACCACAAGGCGTTCACAGCTAGAACGTGATGTGGTGCGACCGGAACCCAAATTGAAAGATCAGCCCAACGGACAGGGCTGCCAGGCCCAGGCTGACGAGACGGGCCGAGTAGGGAGCGACCAGGCCGGCGATGGCGAACAGCACAGCGGCGACGATGAGCAAGATCAGGGCGACAACGTTCACGCTGGCTCCTAGCTTGTGCAGTAGGACAGGTGAGAGAAGGGGCGACGTGAAAGCGCTAGGTCAGATGCAGCGTGCAGCCGAAATGCAGGCGCTCATCGGCGGCACCATCAGTCACGGCAATGACGGGACCGTTTCGCTGGACTATGACCGCGCTGGCCTGCATCTGCACTTCATGTTCGCCGAAGATGACGACGACCACGACGCGTTTTGGATTGGCCGCTCTAGCGGAGCTTCCGCCACCAGCGTCGCTTAACCGGACGAAGAAGTTTGGCGGGAGCTTGCTCTTCGGCTTCAACGGGCCCTAGCTGGAACCCTCCACGTCGGTAACTGGCCGCACCTGAAAGCCTGTGGCTTCGAGCACGGTCGGCGGTCGCTCCCAGTTCCGCCTCTGCACTGTCTACTTTAGCCGTCAGCCCGTAGCGGTCCACGCCTAAAACGCCCGTGTCTCGTCTGTCTCGGCAGGTTGGGCACAGTGGAAACGGAGTGTTCTGAAACCGGCCACATGCGGAGCAGTTAGACGTCGACATAACCCGCCTGACC